AAACCATCAAGTATATTGTTAGGCGGAAATTGTCCATACAGGAGGGCAGAAAATGAGTAGTGTAGAATTTATAGACAATTCGCAAGCCGTATTTAGTGAGATGGATTCAAAGATTCAAAGTGCATTAAATGCCGTTGGACAGCAGGCAGAGGGGCACGCAAAAACCTATATCGAGTCAGACCCTCGAAGACATAAAACTGGAAGATTAATGAATTCGATAACCCATACATATAAAAAGACTGGGGAATCGCAGGGAGAAGTAACCATAGGTACTAATGTCGAATATGCCGTATATGTACACGAGGGAACAGGAGACTATGCAACAGGTGGAAGCGGAGCTAAGAAAATTCCATGGGCTTTTATTGGAGAAGACGGCAAGTGGCATTGGACACGAGGTATGAAACCAAACAGATTCTTAAAGAAAGCGATACAAAATCATATTACAGAGTATAAGAACATAGTAGAAAGTTTTCTAGGTAAATAGTCGGGAGCAATCCCGATTTTTTGTTTTAAAAAAAGTTGTTGACATATATAAATATATTTGTTAATATAATAGTGAAGATAGAAAGGGTGCTAAAAAGCACAGAGGTGAAGAATATGAAAAAGATTACTTTAAAGAAAGCTAAAGCAAATTATAAAGAATTGCAGAAATGTATGTTAGATGAAAAGAGATTACATGGAACTTCAACAAGTTGTTATAGACTTTATGAAAGCGGTTGTAAACAATGGAAAGAAATAGTTGATTCAATGGAAGCACGTGGAGCAAAAGAAATGTACCGATAATTTAATAAATAGCACTGATGAGTCTTTGAAAATTAAGACGAAACACCCGAAAGGGTGTCTGCTATAAAAGGAGGTAAAGATTATGGCAAGAAGACAAGATACTTATCCAAATACGGATACATTTACGTTTAAGAATGTGAATCCTAAAAACAGAATTACAGGTGATTGCACATTCCGAGCAATTGCAAATGCGATGGATAAACCGTGGTGTGAGGTTGTGATGGAAATGGCTGAATTCTCATGCCGAACTGGATATGCGATTAATGACAAGAAAGGCATTGAGCGATACCTAAAGGAGCAGGGATGGGAAAAGCAAAAGCAACCACGCAAAGCGAATAATGCCAAATACACGGGTGAAGAATTTTGCAAGATGATTCAAGGCAAGCGGATTGATAAAATGGATAAAACAATCAAAACATCAAAAAGAATTGTAGCGATGATTGGTGGACATCATGTGGTAGCTATTATCAACGGCAGGATAGAGGATATTTGGGACAGCACAGGAGGAACGATTGGCAATTATTGGATAAAGAAATAAACAATAGGGCGAAAGCCCTTTTTTTATGGTATAATGAATATGGCTAGTAGTTCCTGCTATTTTCCGAATTTTGGCAATCGTTTTTATTGGGGACGTTTCGTAGCTTAAAGACTGGTCTATTTTCTACGCAGACGGTCTTTTTTTATGGTATAATGATTTCGTAATAAGTGCGAAGAAACAGCACCCGAAGAAAAGGAGATTACATGGCATTAACTAGAAAGTTCCTGTCAGCTCTAGGAATTGAAGCTGATAAGATTGATGAGATTATTACCGCACATTCCGAAACTGTTGATGGTTTGAAAACTCAAAGAGATGAGTACAAAGCAAAGGCAGATAAATATGATGATGTTCAGAGGCAGTTGGACGAGGTAAATAGTAAAGAAGATTTCGAATCTAAATACAAAGCTCTTAAAAAAGAGTTTGACGATTACAAAGCAGACATCAAAAGTAAGCAGACCAAAGCTCAGATTGAAAATGCTTATAAGCAGATTCTTTTGGAGAGCGGAATTGCTGAAAAAAGAGTGGATAAGATTCTAAAGGTTACTGATTTATCTAACATCAAATTGACGGATGGCAAGATTGAAAATGCTGATGAGGTAAAGAAAAACATCAAAGAAGAATGGTCGGATTTCATTGTTTCAAAAAGTGAAAAGGGAGCGGACGTAAACACTCCTCCTGCAAATAGTGGTACTAAGATGAGTAAAGAAGATATCTTGAAAATCAAGGACGCAGGAGAACGGCAGAAAGCAATGATTGAAAACCATGAGCTATTTGGATTTTAAGGAGATAGAAAATGGCAAAAACAAATTTAACAACGAAAAATGATTTTGCGGTCAAGGCACGTGAATTAGATTTCGTTTCAAGATTCACAAGCAATTGGAACGCTTTAAGAGAAATCATGGGAATCATGCGCCCCATCGAAAAAGAAGCAGGAACGGTACTTAAGTCATATATTGCTACCGTTACTTTAGCAAATGGAGCGGTTGCAGAGGGTGATGAAATTCCGTATTCTAAAGCAAGCGTAACCGAAGTTGCTCATGAAGATTTAACTCTTAAGAAATATGCGAAAGCCGTATCAATTGAAGCAGTAAATACATATGGTGCTGAAATTGCAGTACAGAGAACAGATGATGCTTTCCTAAATGAATTACAGGGCGTAGTTATGGACGACTTTTATACGTTCCTACAGACTGGTAAATTGAAGTCAACCGAAAGCACATTACAGATGGCTATTTCTATGGCTATTGGTCGTGTGCAGGATAAATTTAAGAAGCTTCATTTGGATTCGACAAGCGTAGTAGTATTTGCGAATACGATCGATATTGCTCGTTATTTAGGAAGCGCAAGTATTACACTTCAGACTCAGAACGGAATTCAGTATTTGAAGAATTTCTTGGGAGCGAATACAGTAATCGTTACATCAGAGATTCCCGAGGGCACTGTAATTGCTACTCCTGTTGAAAATATCATTCTGTATTATGTAAATCCGAGCAATTCTGATTTCGCTAAATTAGGTTTAAACTACACAGTTGAGGGCGAAACGAATTTAATCGGATTCCACGCAAATGGAAACTATAGCACAGCGGTAGGAGAATCATTTGCATTAATGGGAATGAAGCTGTGGGCAGAGTATCTTGACGGAATTGCAATTGTTACTATCGGAGCAACTGAAGCATCGATTACATTTGAAGAAGAAAAAGTAACAGTAGCGGTTGGAAGCACTGCAACCAATACAGTTACAACAGTTCCTGCGAATGCTACGTTAACTTGGGCAACAAGTGATGCAACCATCGCAACAGTTTCAAACGGAACAGTAACAGGTGTTAAGAAAGGTAGAGCATTTATTACCGCAACAGATGCAACTAACCATACATCCGAAAGCTTCGAAGTTGTAGTTAAGTAGAAAGGAGTGGAGATAGATGGATATTAGAGTTTTAAACGATGTATGTGACGAGGTCAACAACTGGTTCGAACCTAATCATTACAGCAGACATTTCGGAGATTTCGAAGTCGTTGACGGAACTATCTATCTCCCTTTTTTACAAGATGGTCAGTATTTTAGAATTGTCGGAAGTGTATTTAATGATGGAGTATATCAATATCCCGTGAGCTTTTTAAAGGATGAAACCTTTAATGGAGCTATATGGGAAATGGCAGTACCACCTGCCGTTGAGGAATTAGTAACTCAGATTTCGGAATGGGAAACAAAGAATGCTGATGTGATAAATAGTCCGTACACGTCAGAATCTTTTGGTGGTTATTCGTATACAAAAAAAACTGATAGTACAACAGATGGAGTATACGATTGGCGTTCTCAATTCCGAAAGAAATTGAACAAATGGAGGAAGATATGTCGTTATTAGATGAAGCTATGGAAACGTGTGTAATTCTCGATAAAATCACCGTTAACGATGGTTACGGCGGTTATAGGTCGGAATACACAGAGGGCGCAGAAATTAAATGTGCGATTACATTTGACAGTTCCATGCAGGCAAGATTGGCAGATAAACAAGGCGTTTCTAGTCTTTACACCGTAACGACTGACAGGGGTATTACCTTACAATTTCATGATGTCTTTAAACGTAGACGTGACGGCAAAATATTCCGAGTTACTAGTGATGGAGATGATAAATATACTCCGCAAAGTGCAGGTTTAAATATGAGACAAGTAACTGCTGAGGAATGGGTGTTACCGTATGAATAAATGGCAGTTTCTAAATTTCTTTTGGAATCAGTTTGGAGTGCCTGCATATGATGAGAATACAGTTCCCGAGCATATTGATTTCCCTTATATCACGTATGAATCAATTACGGCAACATTTGAGTATCCGTTAGTGATTACAGCGAGTATTTGGGACAGGTCAAAGTCATGGGAACGTAGTGCTATGATAGCGGACAAAATAGCAAAAGAAGTTCATGAAATGCGTGGCTCGTCTTATGAGATTGATGAGGGGCGAGTTAGGGTATTTATGGATGATACACCGTTCTCGCAGAGGATGGCTGACGACAATTTAGATATACGACACACGGTTATAAATATCGGTATTGAATATATGATTCAATACTAGAAAGGATAGATATTATGGGAATGTTTACAGTGATTCCGCAAGATACATTCAACGAGTTGCAGTTGGATGCAGGTGTTTTATTAAAGACATTTAATCCTACTAATCCAACAGCTCCTGCGGATGCAGATATTATTACTGCGACAACTGGCGGTATCAACGCAACTTGTGTTCCATCGTTTTCTGATTTAGGTGAAGATGTGGACAATGTTCCTGCCAACATGAAAGAGTTGAAGCATTTAGATTCTTGGGAATGCAAATTGTCAACAACGGCATTAGGCACATCTCCCGAAGTAATTAAATATGCTTTAGGTTGTGCAGATATTGACGGGACAGATACCTCAAAGATTGTTCCACGAGCAGACTTGGAGCAGACCGATTTCAGCGATATTTGGTGGGTCGGAGATAAAGCTGATGGAGGATTAGTTGCTATTCAACTGAAGAATGCTTTATCAACAGCAGGCTTTTCGCTTCAAACAACAAAGAATGGTAAAGGTCAGATTTCATTGGAATTGACAGGTCACGTATCAATTACGGCACAGAAAGAGGTGCCGATGGTATTCTATAGTAAGGAAGCTTAGTAATGAGATTATCAGACATTCAAGGCGAAAAATCATTTGATATTCTAGCGGAGATTATGAGCCCTTTAGAGGTACTTTCTAAGGATGAAAAGCTAAAAGGTATGATTGGTAATGAAAGCGGATTTTCGCTAGCAAAATACCTTTTAAAGGTGCATAAAAAGGAAGTTCTTGAAGTGATGGCAATTCTAAATGAAACTACCGCTGACAAGTTAGAATATAGTGTGCTCACATTGCCGAAAATGGTGATTGAGATTATCACAGACCCTGTATTGTTAGAGCTTTTTCGCTCACTGAGTCAGAATATGGATGTCGGTGCTTTTGGCTCAGCTATGGAGAATACAGAGGAATAAAAAAGCCTAAGTACTTTATACGGTACGTTAAATCCCGTCTCGAAAAAGAGCAAAGGGACGAGACGTACCGCATTTTTATTACCGACAACGCTCGATATATGGTGAACAATTTTGCCAAACAATTCGGCGGTGAAACAATTACTATGCGGTATGTGGATTTCTTTAAACCAAAGGAAACTAGAACCGCTGATGAGATTATTGAGAATATTAGAAGTAAATTAAATTAGAGGTGACAATATGAACGTAATGGAATTAGTCGCCAAGATAACTTTAGACGCAAGTCAATTTAAACAGGGAGTACAAGATGCAGTTGGAGAGATGCAGAAAGTCGCTCCTCAGACAACAAATGCTTTTCAAAGCGTTAGTGGTGTGCTGAATGATTTAAGCGCAAAGGTTGCTCCTTTTTCTGCAATGGCAGGTGCTATATTTGTTCCTGCGGTAAAGAGTGCTTTGTCGTTTGAAGACCAAATAGCAAAAGTTAACACGCTGATTCCGACAGGAACATCTAGTGTGAGGGAACTTAAAGATATGTTTTTAGAGTTATCGAACGCAACAGGGCGGTCAACGGCAGACCTTACTGAAGCAGGTTATCAAGCTCTATCGGCAGGTGTTCAGTATGATAAATTGAGCGATTTTGTAATGACGGCGACAAATTTATCTAAGGTTG